AAAGCAGAACTAGGAACAGGAAGACCCATACTTTGACCTTGAGGTGCTGATGCTTGTGGTGTAGGTGAAGCAAGATCTGGAGCACCAATAGGAAGATCTCCTCCTAATCCACCACCTAATGATCCACCAAGACCACCAAGTGCTTTTTCTTTTACATCTTCTATGATGGCTTCCCTATTAAGGTAAACATACCCACCAAGGCCAACAACGGCAACAGATACAGCAGCAGACGCAACAGCAAGTACATTGATTATTTTTTGCATTTTATTAATCCAAGTAGTTTTTATTTATCAAACTCACTTCCTTCTCCAAAATATTCGAGAGAAAGTATATCATGATCATCATCGGTAGATTGAATCCATTCTTTAAACTCCTGTCGAATAGAATCTGCATCTTCTATATCTTCAATAGTTCCCATCTTACACAATACATCCATACGATGAATCGCATAATCGTAACTATTCTTTAGTGTTTTTTCCAAAAGATCCATAATCTTTTTTCATATACCTTCCAAGGATGTTGCTATTGTAGTATGCTGGCTCTCCGTTGTCAAGTGATTCTTGCAACACATTATTAAGAAATAACTGTTTTGTTTCCTCGTAGTTTACATCTCCGAGTCTGGTGTGAAGGGATAAGATCTCTCTCTTGAACGTTGAGTTTCCAAGTAACTTTCTATCTGCACTAAGCTCGTCAGAGCTTCCATAGTATCTTTTCCAGTCACTCTCAGATGTAACCCGTCTCTTACCACCTCTAGGCTTACGTTTTTGTTTGAAGTATTTTCTTCCGATGTATTGTTTGCCAGATTGTAAATTAGTAATCCTGTAGACGAAACCGAAGAAATCGCCAATATCATCAGAAGTGAAAGGTTTACCCTCATATAACCAGGGGTTTTCATAAATTCCTTCTTCAACCATTTCATGATTTTCATATTATTTTTCTTTATTTAGATAAACGATAAATATCTAAGATGGATATTCACTAGAACATGTCAGTTGTATATGTAAATAATCTTACAATTAATAGTGGTGAAGATTTTGATCAAGATTTTGACCTAATGGAAACTGGTGGAAATACCATAAATCTAACTAACTATTTTGCCAAAGCACAAATAAGAAAGCATCCTGATAGTTCAACTGCAATTAATTTTACAATTGGGTTTCCTAATAGAGCATTTGGTAAAATAAATTTATCACTTCCTAGTTGGGTTACATCAAATTTAAAACAAGGTCGATATGTTTATGATGTGATGGTAACTAAACCTGGTGGAAAAAAAGAAATTGTTTTAGAAGGTAGTGTATTAGTAAGAGCAGGTATTTCAACTGGTTGCACATTCTCATTACCCAATAGTGCTCAAAGACTTTGTATTGCTGTAATCCCAGATTCCAATGTTGGAATTACTACGTTGTCAGATAAATGGAACACCTTTAGAGGAACATATCCAAATAGAATATTCTATCTCTTACAACCCACATCATCTGGATTTGGTAACGTAGTATCAAATACAAATTATGATGACTTAAGTATTCCTGATAATTTCTTATCAGAAACTACTGTAAATACTCCTCCTTACATTTAACATGGCAACAGAAATAACACAATCTTCAATAGTAGTTAATGAAAGAGGTACAGTCAACTTTACAGTAACTACTGACTCAATCGGTATTGGATCAACTGGTACATTATATTACTCAACAAAACAAATAAAAGGAACTGTTGCTGCTGGAGAATTTACCGATAATACCTTAACTGGTTCTGTTGATATTAATACTAGTGGTATTGGTACTATTTCTAGAAGTATTGTAGGTGATAGATCTACAGAAGGAACCGAATCATTTCAAATTGAAATAAGAAGTGACTCTATTACTGGAACAGTATTAGTAGAATCAGATACAATAGAAATATATGATACTTCAGTAAATGCAGGTCAAACTGCTAATGGAAAAACAATTGGTCCTGTTCAAGTAAACATAGATTCTGGAAATACTGCAAACACTTCTGATTGGTACACTATATGCGATATAGATAGTTTACCTGATGGGTCTAAAATTGCTTTATTCATTGATGGTGGAACTTCATACGTTCAAGCATCTTATGACGCATTTATTGAAAAATTAAATGCGAAAAATATAACAGTTATTACTGTTACAAACAATCAAGAAGATTGGATTCAACCATTCATAGCAACATTGGATTAATAACATGCAAGCAGTTTTTACATCAAACATAACATTATATACTGGAGCAGATTTTGCACAAACTTTTGTACTAGAAGATACTCAGTCAAATACCTTAATGAATCTAGCAAACTATAGTGGTTGTGCTCAATTAAAAAGATATGAATCTTCTACAAAAACAGCAGATTTTATAATTCAATTTGCTAGTGATCCAACAACAGGAAGAGTTGCTATAGAAATGTTGAGAAGTACAACAAGTAATCTAAAACCAGGTAAATATTTTTGGGATCTATTATTAAACAGTCCAACTGGAACCACCACAAGAGTTGTGGAAGGTGTGGCATTAGTTAAGAAATCAGTTACCAGATAATCTTCTTCTCATCGCTTCTATTTCTTTTTCCATCCCTTTACCATCTTTTTTAAGGGTTGCTTCACGTTTTTGCTGTACCTTTAATTGATTTCTTATAGCACGAGATTTTGCTTTGCTTTGTTTAATATCTACAGATAACATATAATTATCACCTGGATTCCACTTATGTGGTTCTACTTTAGATGAACCAGGAGTTTTAGCAACAGTACTTAATTCTGCTTTTGTTTTTCTAAACATAGGAGTTGGTTTCCTACCAGTTCCTTCATAATCAGTTATCTTATCTGATTGTCCAGATCTTCTTAATGCTCTATTACCCTTTCCTCTACTACCACCAATAGAACCAAGAATATGTTTATCACCAGCACCACTTAATTTACGTTTATATTCACCACCTTTAAGAGCACCTTGAAGTTGAATCTCTCCAGCAGATCCATCTGTTCTCATGTTAACTCCACCATCAGTAGGAAGAGGTTTTGTAGTTCCAGAAAATCCCTCTGGGGATTTGTGTTTAATTTTATTTTTAGCTATTAAATTTCTACCCAATTCACTTTTTGTTCTCCAGGCTTGAGTTGGTTTTTGACCAAATGATGTATCTTTATACATTATCTTTTGAACCTTAGTCTCAAACTTATCAATATTTTTTGCTTTTGATAATTTTGTTATTGACTTAGGCAATTTAGATTTGAACTTAGGAAGATACTTGGGGAGCTTACGCAACCCAACCTTCCCAAGTTTAAATAAAGCCTTACCAACACTTTCGTTGAACTGATAAAAAGTTTTCATTATGCATCCACTGTTCTAACTTTACCATCACCATCTTGATCAGCAGATTTTTGTGCCTTGGTAGTTGCTTTCTGTGTAGTCTTACTTGGAGCAATAGCACCACTTCCATGCTTCGCTTTAATCTTTGCTCTTACAATATCAACTGCAGATTTGCCCTTACCATACTTCTTCTCAGTTTCCTTTTGAAGAACAGTTTTTCCTTTAGGACGATTTCCACTAGAACTAGAACTTGATGAACCAGCATTTCTGTCTGATCCATCATGTCCTATACCATACTTTTCAAGTCTTCTATCCTTTACTCGATCTGCCTCTTCTTCAGCTAAGTTTTTTTTTTTAAAATCACCTACAATACCTTGAATGGTTTGAGCATCCATCTCAGTCATTACATAAAGTGCTTCATCCAAAGAATCTGCTTGTTGCGTTTCTTTAAGATAACTCAAAATAATATCAAAAGCATCAACTTCTTCATATCTTAAATCTAGACTAGGTTTATATCCTTTATTATCACTATGAGAATGATAAGAATGCTTCTTCTCATGTGCTTTTATTGCATCTTTCTGCGATTTCGTTAAAGGTGCGTCTTTGTGTTTAAAATATGATGGAGGCTCATCGCCTTTTACATTAGGTTTTGGATTAGTAGGATTAGGCTTAGTCATACCGCCAATTTGTTCCTGCACAGTAGGATCATAAGATTCTCTACCTAAAACCTTATTTAAATCAGGATGTTTTATCCTATTCTTTTCTCTATATTTCTTTGCTGTGTTAGAGTTTGGAAAATCTTTAATAAAATCATCCCTAGTATAACCACTAGTCTTATCCTTTGTGGCTTGGAAAGCAGCATTCTTATTTCTCAATTTAGAAATCTTATCTGCACCATGTATCTCAATATTCTTACTGATCATGCGTTCTCTAGCAGAACCAGGTCTAACCGCCTTTGGTTTTGGTAATACTTTACCACTAGGATTTGTTGGTTTTGGAGGTTCTGGTGTTGGAGTAGGTGTTGGAGTAGGAGTAGGAGTAGGAGGAGTCGGGGTTACATCCTTTGGCTTAGGAGGTTCCACCTTATTATCCTTCTGATTATTCTTCTCCTGCTCTCTCTTTATCCTTTCCTGCTCTTGTCTTTGACCATAATTTAATTTTGATACTCCTCTCTTATCAAAATCAAATCTGTCACCAGTTAGCTTATCAGCAGCACCAGCAACAACTCTTCCCATTCCCCAAGGTTTTCCACCTCTCTTATCTAAATCTGTTAAACCTTGAGTAGCAAAATCAGTAAGACCACCCATTACACGACTAAGACCTTGTGGTTTTCCTCCACGTTGATCAAAGTCTGTCATATTACCAGTAATAGCATCAGCAGTACCAGCAATAACTCTAGCTAAACCATCAGGTTTATTCACCTTTTTCTTTTCTGGAGTAGCTGATTTCTCTTGCTTATTTTGACGATTATAAGGTGCTGAATCAACCTTTCTTATTGGTTGATCACCTTTATTTTTAGCAACATAATCATCTACCTGTTTTGATATTTTCTCATCTTCCTTATCCTTTGGATCACCACTAGTCAATGCAGCAGTACCAACTATTCCAGTAGTACCAAGAATAGCACTTTTCTTTGGATTCTTTTTAACAGTATCAACAATCTTATCTTTAGTATTTTTTATCGTATCTTTAGTCTTATTTGCTGTGTCTTTAATACCCTTTCTAGTACTTACAGGTGTATTTCTTTTAATAGTATCTTTTAATTTTCTACCTTGTTTTTTTATAATATTCCAAGCACCCGTTCCAAGTTTCTTTAATAACTTAGTTTTTGCACCTTCATCAAGAGAAGATAATTGTATATGAGACTCAACATCATAAACATCGGCAGTTTCAATAAAACATTCTATAGCTCTATCTGAGTACCCACTTTCCTTTAGATGATCTTCTAAGACCTCTAACAATTCTACCAATTCTTCCTCATTGGAATTTAAATTCTCATACAGATACTGAATATCCTCAATTTTCTTGTAAGACATCTTAAAATACTACCGTCTATATCAGTAGTATTTATCATTCCAAGATGCTAGGATCTATTTTGGGGTAGATGTTTTCCAACCATACTTGTCTACAGTCGATTTCGATTTATCCTTTGTAGGTCCTATTGTAATACCAGTTTTCCATCCAGTACCACCACCTTTACCACCTCCTGTAGGAGGGATTGCAACTTTCTTATCCTTATCCTTTTCCTTAGTCTTAGTAGTTGGTGGTTTCCAAACTTTATTAAATAATTTATCTGTGAGATTTGATGCAGTTTCACCACCAGCAATAGCTCCGATAGCACCAGTTACAAATGCACCAGGTCCAGTAAAAGTACCACCAGCAGTACCTACAGCAGCACCACCAACACCACCAGCATAGTATGCACCTGTTTTTAATGCAGCCTTAGTAAATTTTCTAAGTGGAGAACCTTTTGTAGTCTTATAATTATCAACAAAGTTCCATGCAGCAAGTGCTGGTCCAAGTGCTTTACCAGCAACACCCTTTGGAGTTATCTTTAATTTTCTTAAATTACTCTTAGCACCTGATGCTTTTTGAGTAAAATCTTTATATTTAATTCCTGATGTTTTAGTAAGGGGCGTAACTTTTCCTTTTCTTGTTGATGTGTTAAGTGAGAACTTAGATGTTGGTGTTTTAATTTTAGTTGGTGCTATAGAACCTTTACCAATATCAACCTGAGCACCAAGAGATTTTGAGGCTTTTAAATCTTTTGCAATCTTATCAAGTTCTTGAGTGCTTGCTAATTTTGCTCTCTTACCAGCATAATCAGATGGTTCAACGTATCCTTTTACCTTACCCAACTCACTATTAGCAGAAGTTTTACCAGGTATACTCTTAATAATTTTCTTAACACTTGCTCTTTTGGCATTCTGATTCAGACCCTTTATTGTAGTACCTTCTATACTCTTCTGAATATCTTTATATGCTTTACTAGAAGGGTTACTAGCAATTTTTTTAGCCCTTTCATGTGCTTTCCGTCCAGCTTCACCTTTAGCACTAAAACCTTTAGTTTGTTGCTGTATAGCAAAATTCTCAACACCTTTTGGAGTTGCCTTACCTGTTGTAGGATTTATACGTTTTGCTCTTTTTGCAGTTAAGTCTGTATTAATCTTATCAGTAGTTCTTACAGATTGTGCTCTCGTGGGATCTAGTTTAGACGCATTTCTATAGAGCTGACCAAGTTCGCCTTTTTTGAGATTAGGTACTCTTGGCTGATTTCCTGGTGGAGGTGGAGGAGTTGATTTAATTCTATTAATAATATTTTCTTTTCCTTTATCCGCAGTTAGACGTGCCAATTCAGGTCTTTTAGCTATGCTATCACGAAGTTTATCTGCTTCTGGATCATCTATTTTACTTAATATAGAAGATGCAGAGGGCATCTTATTTGTAATCTTTTTACTAACCTCGCTTGTATTAATAGTAACTTTTCCACCACTTTGTTTATTAGTTTTAATTAAACTTTTTTTAGATTTTTTACTTAAAGGTTTATATCCTTTTGGTGTTTTCTTTTTTGATGCACCATCACCACTTTTATTTTGATTTTTCTTTGGATCTACCCCATTTGGATCATCTGGATCATCCCATACAGGCATATAACCACTACCTTTAGATCCAGAACTAGTCTCTGATATAAAATTATTGAAAGATTTCATCTGAATCCAAACACTATATCTTAGTATTTATTCGTTATCTTTTTTATAATTATCAGGATGCCAGATAGGAACTGGAGTGAGAGGTTCTATACGATCCATCTCCATCCAGATCCGTCTGAACTCTTCATCAGAGTTTAAATCCTGCGAAGGTGTCTTTTTTAACATCTTGTTTAATTCCCCCTACAATGTAAGATT